CCACAAATAGACCCACCCATCTAAGGAAAGGTCTTCCAAATCCCCGTCGAACGGAATTGTATGCGCAACGCCAGGCCATGCACCCGTGGCGGACCTACCGGTCGTGTCTCCGATTAGCATCTGGTCCGGTTTGATGACTCCTTTTACATGATCACGGAGTTCAAGGGCATCTTGAATGTCACTCCACAGCCATCCAAACCTGGCCTCGAAGGACTTACGGCCATAAACACCCTGCATTCTAGCAATTTGATTCGCCATCAGACGAATAACGTTGCGAAATTGCTGGGAGGCGTCATTGTACGACCAAGGCTTCTCCAATTCTACGTCACCAGCCGTAGGCGCCGGTTTGTGCGTGTTGCCCGGTTTCTTTTGATCCTTGTCGCCTTCGACGTACTCCAAGGAGGAGTAGAGCTGCTGGAACTTGGCGTTCCAGTCCCCGTCGTCCTGGTACACATACAGCACGCCCGGTGGGAACCTCTTGTCCTCAGAAAAGGGGACATCAGTCTCGAGTCTCGTGAAAATGTCTCGAGCCCTCTTCCTCTCTGCGACCTTCGAATAGTCTATCTGGGACACCTCCATCACTGCCCTCCTCAAATCCCTAGCCTCATACCAAGGCGAAAGGAACACAACGAGCTGATTCTCATCAATATTGTCGTATGGCATGTTTCTTTGTTGCAGCAGAGACAAGTTTACAAACCCTCGACCATTCCGTGAGTTGGACAGGTCACCTACCTACAGCCTTCCCCCGTTCTCTGCCGGGATAGGCACTTGAAACTCTTCGACAAAAACTTTCGTGGAGGAGAAGAACTGCTCACGATCGAGCGACGCGAACGAACGTATAGCGGCGAACATTTCGGCCTGCGCGTCGAGATGCGTGTCCTCCCTTTTTGCGTTTACGTATAAGGTCGTAGCGTACCCACGCCTCTGCACCGAATCGATCCAGTCTCTCAGTCCTACCTGGTAGGCACAGAAGTGCTCATAGCTCTTCCAGCGGTGTCCCATGATTTTTTTAAGCTTCCTAGATATGCAATGGAACATCTGGCCCCGAAAAAGCGACATGCCACAGAGCTCGAACTCAGTGGCGACATCGAAGGTCAGTTGCAGATCTACAAAGCACGAGACCTCATCAACCCTGGCCTCGTCTAGATGGATCGCCGCCTGAGTCTTTGCACCATCGTCCCCTTGAAAAAAGAAAATGAAGGGCCCCTGACCTCTCAAAAGGTAGTTATATAGCACCGCAGCCAGAAAGGAGTTGAACAGAAGAGTTCCGGGTTCACCAGAAGTCTTCTTTCCCTTGACCGTCCCCGAGACGGACTGCGCTACGATGTAGTACTCGCCCCGAAAGGTGTAGTACCACTCGATCAGAACCTCTGAGAAGCCCAACTGCCTCAGCACTTCCTTCTCTATCTCCTGAGTGAACTCATTCTGCATGGAGTCGTAAGCCTTCGCATCGGCGACCGCGGTCTGAATGTGCTCGGGCATCGACCTGCAGAGTCCCTCAATCGTTCTCATCAGATCATCTTCGGAAATGCCGTTGTTGTACACAACATTGTCCTTAAGAACTGAAGAGAAGACCAGGTTGACGACGCGGATCGCTTTCGAAAAGAG